GGTCATATGGGTTTTGGCGGCCATTGCTTTCCGAAGGATCTTCGGGCTCTTATCTATCTTGCAAAGGCGCTCGATGTCAATCCGACAATGCTTCAAGCAACATGGAACAAGAACGAGTCAGTTCGCCCAGATCATGCAAGAGACTGGGAAGGAATGAAAGGAAGAGCAGTTTCAGAAGACTGATTTTTCCTTCATTTTATCTCTTACTGAGGCTAGGTTACAATGACCTAGCTTCTGGTGTATTTAGGTATGGAAAAAAAGAAATACAAGGTTTTGTTGCTTTCCGATCACGCTTTGAGCACTTCTGGCGTCGGAACGCAATCGAGGCATCTCATCAACGGGCTTCTTAAGAAGGGCGGGTGGTCCTTCAGGCAGTTCGGCGCCGCAATCAAGCATGAAAACTACAACACTGTTGTTGTCAACGAGGATTTTATCATCAAACCTGTCGACGGGTTTGGAAATCCGGATATGCTCAGGGTGACGTTGGCGACAGAAAAGCCCGATGTTCTTCTTCTATTTACCGATCCGCGGTTCTTCATCTGGATCTGGGAGATGGAGGATGAGATTCATCAGATTTGCCCAATTGCGTATTGGCATGTTTGGGACAACCGTCCGACACCCAGATACAACGACGTTCTTTACGAAAGCACTGACCTGATAAACTGTCATAGTCATCTTACGTACGAGATGGTGAAAGAGAATTTCCCGGAGAAGACGAACTTTGTTCCTCACGCACTCCCGGAAGATCTTTACTTCCCGCTTGGAGAAGTCGCAAAGAAGTCATACCGACGTCAGCTTCTAGGAAATGAGAAGGCAGACCACTTCATCGCGTTTTGGATGAATAGGAATGCCAAGCGCAAGAGACCGAATGATGTTCTTCTTTCATGGCAGCTTTTCATGCAAGAGCTCAAGAAGCAGGGAAGAGAAGATGCGCTCTTGATTATGCATACTGATCCATATGACAGTGAGGGGCCAAACCTCCAAAAGACAGCTGACATGCTAGGAATCCAGGACAGCGTTCTGTTCTCGAACCAAAGAGTAGATTTTGAGAAGATCAACATCATGCACAACATCGCTGATGTTACTCTCAACATTTCGTTTGCAGAAGGCTTTGGGCTCGGAACACTTGAGTCGATGCAGTGTGGAACACCCATTATCGCTGTTCAGACTGGAGGGTTGACAAGGCAAGTTGTTGATCACAGAGACGGAAGCGAGAACGGAGTTGCACTTCCGGTTGAGGTCAGGTCGCTTGTTGGTTCGCAACAGGTTCCGTACATCTATGAAGATTACGTTTCAGCTGAGACAACTGCTGCAGCGCTTATGAAGATGTATTCCCTGAATCCAGAAGAGAGAAAAGCGTTGAGTGAAAAGGTCAGGTCATATGTCATGTCAGAGTTCAACTATCAAAATACAATCGATATGTGGGACGATACTCTTCGAGGATTGATTGAGAACTGGAGAAGAGACCGGTTCACGATGGAGACGATGTGATGAAGAATGTTGTTGTAAGGGCTCCCCTGTTGACGATGAGTGGCTATGGTGTTCACTCTAGGCAACTCTACAGGTGGCTAGAAAAAAGAGGTGATGTGAACCTCCACTCAAATATCGTTCCCTGGGGAAGGACGTCGTGGCTTCTGAATGACGAATGGGACGGAGGAATTGTCGGAAGGGTCATGAGATCTTCATCTGGAACAATGGGCACGCCGAATGTCTCCTTTCAGCTTCAGCTGCCCAATGAATGGGACCCTAACCTTGCTCAGGTCAATGTCGGTGTGACAGCAGCAGTTGAGACAGACACATGCAATCCTCAGTGGGTTGAGTGCTGCAACAGGATGGATGCAGTGGTTGTTCCGTCTCAACACACGGCAAACGTGCTACGTGCATCAGGACAGATCAATGTTCCACTTCATGTAGTTGGAGAGTCTTTCATAGATGAGTGTTTTGATGCAGGCCCGCTAGATTTACAGCTGAACACGAAATTCAATTTTCTTGTTCTTGGACAGCTGACGGATCACAACCCATATCACGACAGAAAGAATGTCATGTTTACGCTTCGTTGGCTATGCGAGGCATTTGCGGATGATCCGGATGTTGGGATAATCATCAAGACAAACAGCGGAAAGGGGACAAAGATTGATCGAGGAATTACACGAAATGTTCTCGACAATGTTTTGAAGGAGATCAGGCCAGGAATGTTCCCTAGGGTTCATTTCCTTCATGGCCACATGAATCCAGATGAGATTGCAGGACTGTACAAGGAAAAGTCGGTGAAGGCCCTTGTCTCTGCAACCCGAGGTGAAGGTTTCGGACTGCCTCTTCTTGAGGCAGCAGCGTGTGATCTTCCTGTTATCGCCACGAATTGGTCTGGTCATCTCGATTTTCTAAATTCTCAAAAGTGGCTTAAGATTGACTACGAGCTTATGCAAATCCCTGATAAGAGGTGTGATCAACACATTTTCATGAAGGGCTCCAGATGGGCAGAACCTAATGAAGAAAGCTTCAAGTCGACAGTCAGAAGGTTTCGGAAGAAGCCTCAGAAGCCGCAACAGTGGGCAAAGGCACTTGGGGTCGATGTGAGAAATAGCTTTTCACACGAAAGCATCTGCAAACAGTATGACGAAGCAGTGGGGCATTTTCTATGATTGAACTATTTTATGAATACTGGGCGGTTCCAGTTGTGACAGCGCTAGTGCTGGTCACTGGCTTTAGCACATACTATTGCATATTTTTTGCGAGAAAGCTGCTTTATGTCACTGAGCAAATTGAAAAGTCACTAGATATACTTGATGAAAGGTACGCATCGATCGATAGGATCCTACAGATCCCGTTGTTCTATGACAGCAAGGAAGTTCGGCAGGTTTTGAAAGACATCGAAGTTAGTCGGGATGCGATCCTACAAGTTGCTGCTGCGGTTGGCCGCGTGGAGGAAACAGTTGACGAAGAAAGTTAAGCGAAAGATCCGGCGTCGCAGAACTGGAAAGCGCAACATGTATTTCACGGCTGAGACGCAAGAAGCAATCGTGAAATATCAAAACGCTGAGACACAGATCGAGAAGGAAGAGCTGTACAATCAGCACATCAAATATGCATTTGAGAAGCTCGTCGAAAGTCTCATTTTTGTCTACGGCTTCCACAATCCGTATGAGAATACGAGGCATATGCAGTCGGACTGCGTTTCGTTCCTTTTCGAGACAATTCATAAGTGGAGAGAAGATAGGGGGACAAAGGCGTTTTCATACTTCAATGTCGTCGCAAAGAATTGGCTTATCATGAATGCAAAGAAACGACAGAAGAGGGTCACTAGAAACGTTTCATTTGAGAGTAGAGATCTTCTCAGTGCGAAGGACAAGAAAGAAATCCTGCATCACCAAGTCATTCCGTCAGCAGATGACAACCTTGACAAGCATGAGTCTAGGCTCCAGATCATTGATGCAATGAAGGCAATAAAGGATCAGGTTAGCACAGAGCATGAAGCCGCATGCATCAATGCAATTATAACGATGTTCGAAAACGTTGAGACGCTTGACTTTCTCAATAAGCGCGCTGTATTTGTCTACGTTCGGGAAATCAGCGGTCTTGACAGAAAGCAACTATCAAAGGCGCTGGGGTCAATCAGAACGAAGTATAACTCAATTAGAGAAAGCAACGAATTTGACATGTTCTAGGAGTTTTAATGTCAAAGACAAGAGACAATGCAGTAAAGCGACTTGAGAAGCTAGGCAAGAAGGTTGAGTCATTCGGAGATCTTCTTGATAGTATCGAAAGTCTCGAAGACAAGAAGAAGCTCCTTTGGAAGGAGATCTATGAGAATGCAGTGTCTGATAGAGAGGCAGCCAGCGCTCTCTACACACAACTATACATGAATTTGAATGGCGGAACGCAAGAGCATGTTGCTGCAGGCTCAATCATGGCAAAGTATCTTGAAAGAATGTGCAAGTCAAATGAGCAGATCCTGAAGCTGGCTGAGCTCATTGCAAGGGAAGAAGCAAAGTCATCTAAGATTGATGCTGATGACGTATTTACAGCGATTAGTGGAAGCTAAATGGGACGTGCGCAGGATATCGGAAGCTCTCAATCAAGAGCGACAACAAACAGAATCCAACAAAGCGGAGGGTCAGGAGGGCCGTTTCTACGCGCGGTCGTGATCGATCTAATTTCAGACCCTAGCTATCTCACGGATGATGAGTTGACAGCTCTATTTTCAGAGATTTCTAACCCAGGAATTCTTTCTGGAAACGCTAGCGTTCCTGCTTTCGATCCTGAAGCGGACGATGTTGCAAAGCTTCGTGTCCTCATTCCGAGAAATACGCTGAAAGTTCAGATTGTCACGGACGGAGCAGGAAAGGGAACGCTGACACCTTCACTCTGCTTTCCGTTCTTTTCACCACACATTCAGTTTCCTGTCAAGCCTGGTGAGCAAATCTGGGTCTACAACGATAATCCAGGAAGCCCATACTTCTATTGGATGTCAAGAATCGTCGGTCCTGGATTCGTCGACGACATCAATTACACACATCTAGATCGCCAGATTCTTCCTGGTGCAGAGGGTGTTGAGCCTGCATTTCCGAACGGCGACGGGACACAAGCAAATAGAACTATTGGGATCGATGACACATACGAGACAATCGTCGCAGAGTCAGCGTCAGGGCTTTCGTTCACACCAGAGACGGTTCCTCGCTTTACACGTCGACCTGGCGATCTCGCACTTCAAGGTTCAAACAACACACTCATTTTGATGAGCGATGACAGAGGCTGGGGTGCAGATGAATCTCCTGGTGATAGCGAGACATCAAACGCCTCGAAGACAGACGAGGAAAGAGAGAGGGTCCTAGCAGGAAGCATCGACGTAGTTGCCGGTCGCGGACGTTTTCTTGCAGATCCAGGATCGGATCCTTCGAATACATCGCCAAAGTCTGTCGATAATGCTAGAGGTGAAACTGAGACAGATAAGTTCTTCTTGAACCCGACGGAGGGTGACCCTGATTTTGTAAGGGACTCAAGCCGCGTTTATGTCTCCATGAACACTGATGGTGATGCAAAGCTTGGCCTGGAAGAAGGTGACACATTACCCACTGCATTTGAAGGTGAATATCCACAGTCTGAGAACGAACCTTTCGTTATCATGAAATCAGACAATGTGCGAATCGTTGCAAGAAAAGATGATGACAACGGAATCAACGGAAGCATCAGAATTGTGAAGGAAGGCTCTGCGAATGAAGACCTTGCGACGATCATGATCACACCTGAAGGTAACATCCAAATTAGCGGTGCAAAGATTTTCATTGGTCGTGCCGGCAATGATGGCGGTTCAGGTGCAGTCGACGGAGCAGAACCCTACATGCGCTTCAGCGATTTTGAGGCTTATATGAATGATACTCTTGATAAAATTGCTGGCGACATTGAAGACCTTGCAGGGATTGTGGAAACAGCAACCGGCGGAGTTGGCGGTGCAGCTAATGTGACGCCTGGTTATGGCGGGCCTAACCCTGCGCTGGCAACCGCAAACGGACAGATTGCCGGTTACAGCGCTTCAGGGACAAAGGGTCAGAAAGACCAGATGGATGACATCAAGTCAGAAAGAATTTTTGGAGAGTAAATGCCAGTCAACGCAGGCGATACGACAGAAGAAACAGGGACTGGAACCCTAGCATTCGAGATAGCAGAAGCTTTCCTCAGCAGCGTCCCAGAAGATCAACGGCCTGATGTGAAAGCTAACGTCGACATTTTGGCCCAATCGATTGCAGATGCCATAGCAAAAGCTGTGAATAATGCAGATGCAGACGGTGTGTTAACAGGTTGATCGGAGCACTTCACGATCTACATATTTATGGATGAGGTGAAATGTGCCTTCTGGTAATCGAAAAGTCTACAGCTTCAAGTCTGTCGGTCAGACAAGCCAAGAAGCAACAGAACAAAGAGAGATCACCGTAAGAAGACCTCCAATTGGCATCAAAACACCGGTGCAATTTTCAACTGGTGAAGGCCTTTTCGAGATGCATACTGTTGCTTTGGACAACATCAAAGACAACTTCAAGAACCTTCTACTCACAAACCATGGTGAAAGAGTCGGCCTTTACGACTTCGGCGCAAATTTAGGCCCGCTTCTTTTCAACCTTGGGTCTGAAGATTTTGATGCGGAGGCAATCAGAAGAATCTCATCAGCGGTTAGAAAGTACATGCCATTTATTGAGCCTCAAACATTCGAGCCATTTACTCTGGGTGCATCCGAACAAGACCTGTCGATGACAGGTGTGAGGATTACTTATTCCATTCCAAAGCTAAATGCGCTTGATCAGAAGATCGAAGTCATCTTACACGCGGGTGGATAGTGGCACAGAAATTTAGAAATGCAATTCAAAGAAACTACCTTGCCCGTGACTTTGACGGGTTCAGGGCGCAGCTAATTGAGTACGCAAGGATCTTCTTTCCTGACAAGATCCAAGACTTCTCTGAGGCATCGCTGGGTGGCCTTCTCGTTGATCTTGCTGCTTTCGTTGGTGATACCATGTCTTTCTATATGGATCATCAGTTTAATGAGCTAGACTACACAAGGGCAACAGAGCTCATCAACATTGAGAACCACCTCAGAAATGCTGGTGTGAAGGTTAGAGGAAAGTCGCCTGCATCCACGAATGTAAACTTTACGATCACCGTTGACGGAACTACACAATCAACTGGCCTTGTTGTTCCTGATACTACCCAGCTTCCGAAAGTCCTGATTGGGACAGAGTTTACTGGCGGAGGCACAACATTCGTTACTCTTGAAGATGTTGACTTTGCAAAGACTGACTTCATCGGTCAACTCCTCGGAACTGTTGAGGTCGCAACAGTTAATGCAGACGGGTCACCCGCGACATTCAACATTACGAGGCAAATTCCTGTTGCTGCAGGAAGCCTGATAACAGAGAACGTCTCAATCTCAAATACCTTCATC